ATTACCTCTGTCATGTCGTTATTTTCCGCTGGTACTGCTATAGGTTACATCTGTGACGTAGGAGAGTAACCTATGAAACAGTCTATCAAGATTAACTCTTCGTTCTACAAGAAGATGGAGATACTTGACGAATATGTAGAAGAGTATGTGTCTGACCAGTTAATAGATATAGCTCAGACTGCCGTTAACCTATCCCCCGTAGACACTGGTGCATATGTTACATCATTCTCTTATTCTGTCGGTGCTGGTAGACCAAGGGGTAAGTCCTCAGATAACAGACCTAAGAAACAAAACCCTCAAGCTATGAGACAAGAAGGTCTTTCTAACTTGATGGGTGATATAAACAAGGTTGATCTAAAGAATACCACAAGCATTACACTCAGGAACGCTTCCCCTCATGCAGACGATGTAGAGAACGGTGGGCCATCTTGGAGAAGGGCTGGGTATAAAGTTTTTGCACAGATAAGGGATATCTATGGCTAGTATTCAGAATGATATTCGGGCTGCACTTGAGAGCCACTTAGCTGGAACATCCGGTCTCCCATCTATATCTTACGAGAACGTAGCTTTTGAGCCTACAACAGGCACTAGCTTCCTTAAGGTACAGTACCTCCCGACAGTCACTAGACCCGCTGTAAGGGGCTTAAACCCACAACTGAGATACCAAGGTGTATTCTCCGTAACAGTCTTTGCCCCCGAAGGTCAAGGCCCAGCTACCGCAGACGACTACGCTAACAAAGTGATAGACGCCTTCGCAGCAACCACTGACATCTCGTTTACGAATGGTGATGCAGAAACAATCATAGTGTCTATTGATTACGCTGAACGTCAGCAAGGTATGATAGACAGTCCTTGGTACTTTGTTCCGATTAACATCGGCTGGTACATATACAAATAACTTCCCATAGGAGAAACCAACATGGCCTTTGCACAGGGTTCACGCTCCAGTCTGTCGTTTATTACTGAATCTACCTTCGGTACGACACCCGCTGGCAACTTTATTAACCTACCTTTCACTACCAACTCTATAAACTTGACTAAAGATCGTGTAGAAGGTAACGATATCCAATCTGACCGTATGCCACGGGTTGACCGTCACGGTAACCGTCAAGTTGGCGGAGACATAGTATCTGACTTGCGTGATTCTGACTTTGATGTATTCCTTGAATCTGCTATGCTTAATACTTGGTCAAATAACGTACTCAAGGTTGGGGTGACACCAAAGTTCTTCTCACTTCAAGATTACGCTGCTGACATTGACCTTGCTCGTAGGTTCACTGGTTGTACAGTGTCAACGATGGGTATCTCTCTTGCTCCAAACCAAATGGTAACGACTACCTTTGGTATTGTAGGAAAAGACATGAACCCTACGATAACTGCTGGTTCTTTTATAACTGGTGATTCATATACGATTGTCACGGTAGGTACTACAGACTTTACAACTATCGGCTCTGCTGACAATAACGTAGGTACAACCTTTACTGCAACTGGTGCTGGTTCAGGAACAGGTACTGCATCGGTAGGCTTTGCGGTTCAACGTGATGAGACAGCTAACTCAGGTTCTGCACCATTTGATGCTTACTCAGGTACACTGAAGTTGGGCGATACTGGCGGAGCATTAACAGAAGCTGCTATTATCACGAGCATTGACTTGACGCTAGACAATAGCTTCTCTGCTACTTTTGTTATAGGTGACTCTTCTGCACCATCACTTGAGTATGGACGTGCTGTAGTTGAAGGTACTATCACGGCTTACTTTGAAGACACAGCTTTGATTGACCGCTTCATTAACGAAGTAGATACTGCAATGGAAGTTGTCGTAGGCGATGTCGCGGGTAATACCCTCACCTTCCTCTTCCCTAAGATCAAAGTTAACAGTGCTGACGTAGGTGTTGATGGCCCAGAAAGCCGCATGATCACTATGTCCTTCGTAGCCCTCTACGATAGCACAGAAGATACTAACTTCAAGATCACAAGATCAGCATAACTGGATACCTAGCTAGGTAGTGGAGGCTCCTGAGTCGGGTCGGGGGTCTCCACGTTAATCAACCCGACATAACTTCCCCCGAAAGGAAACCCCGATGGACTTGAAAGACCTGACACCGAATTTAGACGACATTGTTGTTGAGATTAAACATCCAGCAACAGGTGATGTACTTAAGAATGACGATGGCACGAATATGACAATTACTATTCTTGCGCCCCATTCTAAAGAGTATAAGAAAGCTCAACATGAGCAAATCAGCAAACGGCTTAAGAAAGCTCAGAAGAGTAAGTCTCAAGATGTTGACTACTCAGATATTGAGGAAGCTACGCTGGAGGTCTTAGCTAAGACGACTAAGGCTTGGAACATTACCTACGGCGGAGAGATGCCTAAGCTCACTGTCGCTAAGGCCAAAGACATTTACGAAGAAGTCTTTTGGATTAAGAACCAGCTTGAGGAGGTAGTGACTGACTCTCTGGATTTTACGAAGGTCTGATCTGTGAGTTAGTTGAGTGGGCTGAACATCAGTTCAAACTCAATAGACCAGATCAGAACGGCACTACAGAACGAGAACATCTTGAACAAGTAGAGAGGCAGACTGGACGTAGAGTAGAAGCATTGGAACCCCCGACACCCTTCCCCATGCTAATATCCCACGTTTGGTCTGCCTTTATTGCTTTAAGCTCTAGCAGAGGGTCAGGCTTTAGTGGCCCAGCGCCTATTACCTTTGAGCAGATTAAGGCATGGAAAGAACTTACGGAAACATCTATTGAGCCTTGGGAGATTGAGGCCATCAAGAGAATAGACCTAGAATACTTAAGGGTGGCAAATGGCTGATATTAAGATCATAGTAGATTCCTCTGACGTTGCTACCGCAACAAACAGGGTCGATCAGTTAGGGTCGTCTGGTACAGTAGCGCAAAAAGGTATTGATAAAGCCGCAAGAGGCATGAATCAGTTTGGTGCTGTCGCTAAGAATGGCGGTAAAAAGCTAAACACTTTCAATATGCAAATCCAACAAGGTGGCTATCAGCTACAGGATTTCGTGGTTCAGTTACAAAGTGGCACGAGTTTCTTTACAGCTTTTGGTCAGCAGGGTTCTCAGTTTGCCGGGGTCTTTGGCCCACAAGGTGCTGTCATTGGTGCTGTTATTGCTATAGGCGCTGCTGTAGGTGGTATGGCCTACAAGATGCTTACCGCTGGTGAGGATGTAAGGGAATTTCAAGAGATACTTGAAGATACTACCGACATCTTAGACAAGTTAACAAGGGCCACAGAAGCCGCCGCCATGTCTAACGAGGAGCTTGAGAAGAGCTTTGGCAATGCGTCAACAGAAATTAAAAGTACCCTAGCTCTGTTAAGAGAGATAGCTAAGAGCGAAGCTCAAAGAGCTATAGATGACTTAGCCGCATCTCTCACTAAACTGTATGAGGTTAGCGGGGATGGTGAGAGAAGGGGTGGGATAGCCGCCTTCTTTGACGTAAATATTATGATGGCCTTTACTAGGGCTGGAAAAGCTGCCGTTAAAGAGGCCAGATTACTAACTGGCGAGTTCTTAAATGCACAAGATGCTCTTGCGGCCTCTGAGGGGAACCTAGAGGGGCAGATAGCCGCTACACAAAGATTGCTTAGTGCTACTAAGACCTTATCTGATCTTGATGGGGAACGTAGTGAAGAAGAAGATAAACTAATAAAGCAGATCAGCGAGAGCTTGCTTAAGATGCAAGAGACTCAGACTGTAAAAAAGACCACCCTGTCAACCTATCAGGATATATTAGGGACAGAGAAAGGCCTAGCCCTAGAGGTAGAAGCTCTTAATAAACTATTTGAAGACAGACTTGGAACTATAGACGATACCGCAAATCTTTATGAAGATATAATTGGCTCCTCAAAAGGTCTAGCTCAAGCGGAAGCAGCGTTAAACAAAATCTTTGGGGACAGGCTTGGTACTATTGATGATACCGCCAATCTATATAAAGACATACTAGGTTCTTCCCTAGGTCTTTATCAATCAGAGATGGCCTTAAATAAGTTATTCGAAGACAGACTTGGAACTATAGACGACACTGCAAATAACTATGAGGACATCTTAGGATCATCCGAAGGACTGCTTAATGCGGAAAGTGCGCTTAATAAACTATTTGAAGATAGCCGTGGAACCATTGATGATACCGCAAATCTTTATGAGGATATATTAGGCTCCGCCGAAGGTCTATTGGAAGCAGAACAAGCCTTAAATGAAATCTACAGTAAAAGACCTACTCAGATAGAAAGACTTGCTGGTCTCTCTGATGAGCAATACCAACAGTTGTTGTACTCTCAGGCGTATGCACAATCTAGGATGGATGCACCTAAGACTCCGGTAAAAGCTAAAAAAGAACCTGCCGTCAAAGAGTCAGACCTAAGTAAACTACAGAAACAACTTGACCTAGAGGATGCACTCCTTGGTAAAACCGAAGCCAGACAAAGGGTCATACAAGCCCTTGGTGTAGACTTTGTTAAGAATAACCCTAAGACTGTCGCTGGTCTTGAGGAACAGATTAACAAGAACCTCGAGCTAGTGCGGGTAGAACAACAGCGTATAGACCTTGCTAACACCATAGGTTCAGCTATGGAAGATAGCTTAATGTCTATGGTAGATGGCACTAAGTCCGTCAAGGATGCCTTCCGTGATATGGCTGCTGATATTGTTAGACACCTCTACAAGGTTCTTGTCGTCCAGCAGATGATAAATGCTATTGGTGGAGCTATTGGTGGGCCTATAGGAAATGCCCTATCTACCTACGGTCAAGCTGACGGTGGAGCATGGCAAGGTGGATCACAGATAAAAGCCTACGCTGACGGTGGTGTAGTCGGTAGTCCAACCTTATTCCCTATGGCTGGTGGTAAGACTGGTCTTATGGGAGAAGCTGGGCCTGAAGCTATCATGCCACTCAAGCGTGGTGCTAACGGTAAGCTAGGCGTACAGATGGAAGGTGGCGGTGGTGATAACGTAGTCATCAACCAATCGTTTAACTTCCAAGCCAATGGTGACGACAGCGTTAAGAAGATCATTGCTCAAGCTGCACCTCAGATCGCACAGATGACTAAGAACTCAATGCTTAATGATCGCCGTAGAGGTGGCACAACTAAAGCTGTCTTTGGTTAAAGGAACAACAATATGGCACTAAGCTACCCATTAGCTACACCAACGTCTATCGGGATTGAGAGCATTGAGCTAAGGGCAGTTAATGCTGTAGCTACCTCTCAGTCTCCCTTTACCTATAAGCAACAGATCATTTCCCACGGTGGACAGAAGTGGGAAGCCTCAGTCAATATTCCCTCGGTACATCGTGATAAGGCTGCACAGTGGAAGGCACTACTGGTTGGACTTAAGGGGCCAGTCGGTACGTTCCTCTTAGGTGATCCTGACTATGCTACACCACAGGGTACAGTTAGCTCATGTACACTCACAGGTAGTGCTGGGGATGAAACTGTTACTGTCGTTATGACTGGTACATTACTAGCGGGTGACTACATTCAGCTTGGGTCAGGATCAGCAGCTAAACTCCATCAGGTACTCTTAGATCAAGACGGAGATGGAACCCTAGAGATATGGCCTTCGTTACGTTCTGACTATACGAGTGAGACAGTTGTCTTTAATGCACCAAAAGGTGTCTTTAGGCTTGCTAACAATGTGACCTCATGGTCAATCAATAATGCGTCAACATACGGCATCTCGTTTGAAGCTGTCGAAGCTGTGATATGATAAGGATATACACTAATGGCTGATAAGAAAATAACTGAGTTAACTAATATCACAGGCGCTAACCTTGTTGACGCTGATGAGTTTGTTGTTGTCGATATTTCAGCAGATGAGACTAAGGCTATTACCCTCGGTGAGCTAAAGGAAGCCTTCGATAGTGGCTCAGGGTTCGTTAGGATCACTGGCGATACTATGACTGGTGATCTTACAGTCCCCAACGTAATCGTAAGCGGCAACGTAGATGGTCGTGATGTATCAGCAGATGGTACAAAGCTGGACGGCATCGAAGCATCCGCTGACGTAACAGACGCAACCAATGTAGCCGCTGCGGGCGCTGCAATGGAAACAGGTGCAGACTTTACGGGCAACGTAACCTTCGGGGACAACGACAAAGCCATCTTTGGGGCTGCCGGTGATTTGCAAATTTATCATAGCACTCATTCCTACATACATGACACTGGTGAGGGTAATTTACTTCTCTTAACGCAAGGCGCTGAAATTACACTGCTTGGGAATACAAGTGCCGAATATATGGGGAGATTTATACAGGATGGTGCTGTTGAGCTTTATCACAATGGCTCCCAAAAACTCGCCACCACGGCCACAGGCGTAGACATCACGGGTACTTTGACCAGCGATGGGCTATCAGTCGATGGCGGCACGATCAAGCTGGATGGGAATTATCCTGTTGGTACAGACAACGTGGCGTTGGGTGATACTGCGTTGGATAGTCTTACTTCAGGCTCTAGGAACAACGCACTTGGTGCTACTGCCTTAACAGCGGTAACTTCTGGAGCGTGGAATATTGGCATTGGAACGCAAAGTCTACAAACACTTCAAACTGGCGATTTTAATATTGCGGTTGGAGGTTTAGCTTTATCATCAGCGAATGGCGCATCTTTCAATGTAGCAATAGGTCAGACGGCAATGACCTCAAATACGACTGGGAGCAATAACACAGGTTTGGGTTATGATGCCCTGCGCTCCAACACCACCGCATCCAACAACACTGCCGTTGGGTATCAGGCTGGGTATGCGAATACTACTGGTTACGATAACACGGCGATTGGCATATCTTCGTTGCGTGCAAATACTACAGGTCACACCAACACTGCGGTGGGTGGCGCTGCATTAAACGCAAACACAACTGGTCAGCAAAACATCGCCCTTGGCAACGCAGCATTGCTGAACTCAACAACAGGCAGCTATAATGTTGCGCTGGGGAGATCAGCTTTGCTCTCCAACACCACCGCAAGCAACAACACAGCTGTTGGGTGGACTGCACTTTACAGCAATACAGCGTCAGACAACTCAGCGTTTGGTCGTGAGGCATTAAAGGCAAACACGACAGGAACGGCGAACACTGGCTTGGGGCGTGATGCACTGCGCTACAATACAACAGCCAGTAACAACACATCTGTTGGCCACAACAACTTGTTCAACACGACAACAGGTGCATCAAATACAGCGGTGGGTGCATCTGCATTGCTCTCCAACACCACAGCCAGCAACAACACTGCGGTTGGGTATCAGGCGGGGTACGCTAATACTACGGGTACTCGTAATACGGGGCTTGGTGCGGGTGTTCTGCTTGACAACACTACAGGCAATAACAACACCGCCATTGGCTGGAACGTCCTAGCAAACAACACTACGGCGTCTCACAATGTTGGCATTGGTGCGGGTGATGGGGCAAGCTATAACCCTGCTCTGGCCGCAAACACCACGGGTGCTTATAATACCGCAGTTGGCAACGGCTCACTAGGTTCCAACACCACCGCCGACAACAACACTGCTGTTGGGTATCAGGCTGCGTATAGTAATACTACTGGGACTGAAAACACGGCATTTGGTCAGCAAGCACTGTACACTAATACAACAGGTAGAGAACTACACGCCGCTGGTCGCAAGGCTTTGTTTGCAAATACAACAGGCAGTTACAACACCGCTTCTGGTGCAACAGCTTTAGCTGCAAACACTACGGGCATAAATAACACCGCACATGGTTATCGTGCTTTGTACTCCAACACCACCGCCAGCGGCAACACCGCAGTGGGGTATCAGTCTGCTTATAGCGGAACAACTGCGGAGCAAGGTTCTGCATTAGGGTATCAGTCGCTATACAATGTAACTACTGGCTCCTATAACACAGGCATCGGTTACTTCGCTGGTAAAGGAATTACAACTGGTTCGTTGAATACTGCTATTGGCAGATTTTCAATGGGAATCGGTGTAAATACTGGAACAGAGAATGTGGGCGTTGGTAATTCCAGCCTGCTAAATAATACTAGCGGTTCATATAACACCTCTGTTGGGAATGACGCATTAAATAACAACACCACCGCATCCAACAACACTGCAGTTGGGTATCGGGCGGGGTATAGCCACACGTCAGGCGATGGTCGAAATGTATTTGTTGGTCGTGACACAGGGTATGCGACAACAGGTGATCGCAATACATTTGTGGGCGACTTTGCTGGATCAGTTATCACCACTGGTCAGCAGAACACCATCCTTGGACGCTACAACGGCAACCAAGGCGGCTTGGACATCCGCACCTCAAACAACAACATCGTGCTGTCTGATGGGGATGGTAATCCACGGGTTCGTGTTAATGATACTGGGAACCTTAATGTCGGTGGGTTTGTAAAAAGCAGTGTTGCTTTAAGTGATCTCGGCTCTGTGTTTAGTGCTGTTGGAACTGGAACAACTCGTTTTAGCGTAACGAACAATGAGTTTAAGATTTACGATAACTATAATGCTTCTGGCTTTGCCCTAATGCAATTCAGATGGAATAACGTCAGTCAAGGCTATATAGCCTTAACATCAACTGGCGTATCCTATCAAACCACGTCTGATTACCGCCTCAAAGAAAACGTAGTTGAACTGACAGGCGCAACAGATCGGCTAAAACAGCTTAACCCCAGCCGATTTAACTTCATTGCTGATCCAGAGACGACTATTGATGGCTTCATTGCACATGAGGTTCAAGCTGTAGTTCCAGAAGCAATCATAGGCACAAAAGATGCAGTCAATGCAGATGGCAACCCTGTTTACCAAGGCATTGACCAAAGCAAGCTAGTGCCACTCTTGGTCGCTACCATCAAAGAACTAGAGGCACGGATCACCGCCCTAGAAAACGCTTAATCGTAACCAGTCAGAAAAGGAGAAAGACATGACTGATACACCAACCGCAGAAGAGATTGCACAGCATTATGTCGCAATGGGACATAGCGTAGAGTTATTAAACGCAGGTCAGCCAGAGGGCATGGAAGACGCCGATTGGGCTGA